CTGCCGGTTCGAGCAAAACAGGTATTCCAAGTTCTGTTTCTGTCTTTGTTTTAAATATGAAGCTATGGGCACGGCATTCTACTCCAAGAATGTTTTTAATAGTTGTCTTTACAAAAACAGTATATATTGTCCCAGGTTTTAATGAGGTGGCGGGTTTAAAGCTTATCGTTCTGTTATTATCATATGAGAGAATTCCTTTTACCGGTATCTCTTCGTTCTGAGCGATAACAGAAATCCCACCATTGACGGTATTGATGTCAACATCTGTATTGAACATTATTTTGATCTCAACAGATAATGCAACATCCTTACTGTCTGATTCTGGATATGTACTTAATACCCTGAATGTGCTTAATGCGTTTGACATCAAATACCCCTCCGATTTATCTTAAGCAATTACTTCTTTGATTTGCTTTTTGATTTAGGCTTTTTGGCCTCTTCTCGCTTTTCTTCTTCAGTGTCTTCGGTTTCTTCTGCTTCTTCTTCAGAAGTATCTGATTCTTCTTGGTTCTGGGAAAGTTCCTTTGTAATAGGTTCTTTTATGGACTCCCCCGAATCATCAGCTTTTTCTTCGGTCTTTTGTGCTTTTTCTTTCTTATTGGCTGTTTTATTTAGAGTTACTTCTTTATTGTCTTTTGCGTCGTTTTGATTATTTGCGAGTTCTTTTTCCAAGTCTTCTTTCCACTTGCCGGTTTTTAAATCAATCTTGCGATCCAAGTCAATAAGCCCAGGCATTGGGGAACCCCTAAGCTCATTTAGTACATGTGGTGTAATAACATTCACAATGCCCATAGGATTCTGCCTTGTCAAGTGTAACTTGGTAACGGGATCGAAAAATGCATTATTACTTGGTTTCATCAAATTCAACATTATTCTTGTTTGCGGCATCTTTTACACCTCTTTAAATTATAACTAACTGCCAATAGGCAGAACACCTATAGGCAGTTAGTTATTGTTATATTAGATTAGTCTTCGAAAATCTTAACTCTATCCATCATCGGATAGCTCTTATCCATGCTGATGTTCTTAGCTACCGCAATACCGCGGCCTTCGTCGAAGGTTCCGTAATTATAACGTTCGATCATCTTGAAGTTGTAGATGTCTGTTACAGGATCTCTGAACTCGTCGGTTCTTAATTCATCCTGAACAACCATAACACCTACATTATTCCTGTCGATAACATACATATCGAATCTGCGGTTAATGGTGTCGATAGGTACGAACGGTGAAAGGTTAACTGTCAATCCAAACGGCAGTCTTCCCTGTACAGCCTGTGGCCCAATCGGGAAGGACTTATTTGGAGACTGTATTGTCGCAGTAGAATCGGTCGGGCCACTCAATGCACCAGTCAGACCGTTTCTTGCGAATACGGTCCATACCAGAGGATGCATCAATACGTCTGTAGGAGTCTTTTCATTGTTCATAAGAGCAATGATCAGATCCAGGAAGTCATCGATACTCAACGTATCGTTGAAGTTTCCGTTATAGTTCAAACCGGTTGTTCCGGCTTCAGGATGTGTAGCACGGATAGCATTGTCAAATACTGTCCAGCCTCTCTTTGAAAACTCGATGCAAGCAAGCTGTTCTTTCAGGCGAGCCATTGCGAATCCTGCCTCTTCAATGAGGTAAGTTACAAGGTCCCACTGAGAATCGTTGATATACTGCTCTGTAATCTGCACGCGAATACCTTTCTTCGTTGCAGTTACGAACTGTTGCTGTTGCATGAGCTCTACGTCCAGGCCCTGGATTGGGGGAGCCTGTCCTTCAGCTAATTCTGAAGCAACCATTGTCCCTATTACAGGAGTAATCATCAATGTTCCGTTTTTGGCCCTGACCTTTTTGAAAAACTTCGATGCCAGATATACAGGTTCTGCAGCTCTTCTTGCTGCGCCAACGATAATCTTCGGAATCAGGACTGTTGCTTGAGGAGATGCGATGTAATCCTTCAGATCGAAACCCTTTACTTCCTTGCCCTGGGCAACATCCTGGAATTTCTGGAAATACGCCAGATCGTCCTGGGTCAGAACATATTCCTTGATCTCATCTTCGGATAATGCTCTTTTATTCAGAATCTTGTCATGAAGATCCTGTTGTCTTTTAAGGAAATCCTGCTTTTCGGTATCCTTATTTTCATATAGCTTACGTACCTCTTCGGAGTACATTTCTAATGTTAATTGAGCCATTGTTTATGTCTCTCCCTTCTTTAGATTACATCTTCAGTAATACGTTGAACACCCCGATACATCCTTTGAAATCGATGTAACTTGGTGTACCGTAGAACCTCAAGCAATAATCTGCTGTTACAGTCTTGCCTGCGTCGTTAGCGCCGGTCTTATACTGAACCTGGCCGGTTGCATAATTGATTCTGAACTGACCGTTGTCGTCTCCCTCGGTAACTGCAGTGCCACCAACTTTCAGAACAAATTTTTTGTCGTTATCTGTAGAGTTGATTATGTCAACAGCATTATTGCCAGCTTCGTCCTTAATCTGGAATATAATCACGGTGCCTTCAGTAGTATCAGCAGGAATTGTTCCGAGAGTCTTGCCACTAAAGCGTGTTAATGCTCTACCAGCACCATCGGTCAATCCTGGAATACCAGTATGCATTGTCTGATAGTCATTGAGGTATCCGTAACGATCCATCCTTATTGTGCCATCCCTATATTGAGGGAAGTAAGGATTGTTCATTGGACCATATCCACCGACCATGTTGTTACCATTACCTTCTGCGCCGAATACCTGCTTATAGAAGTTCTGGTAAATTTCATCGTCGTATTTCATGGACTCAGCCCACATTGCCATCTTCAGCCAACCCATCATTTCCTGGTTGAAATCTTTTGCAAGAATCTGACCAACAATCTGTCTTGGATCGTCTTCGTCTGTCCACTTGGTAAATTGGCCATTTGCTGTAGGTTTCAAATAGTCACCAACAGTAATTCCATCACCAGTTACATGCCCCCAAGGGCACATAGCGGAATCTGTAGATGAAGGAATATACGGAAGTCTGATATACTTGTTGGTAATAATTGCGGGCTTGTTACCACCGAATCTGTCGTCATTGCTGTAGTCTTTGGTGAAGTTATAAGGAGCTACACCAACAACAGGGTTTTCTCCGTTAGCCAGTGTCAATACTGTTTTGTATTTTCCAGTATAGACTTTTACAGGCTCGGCAACTGCTACTAACCTACCCATCGGGATAACAACATCTTCATATCCCGGACCGCCGTAAGGATTCTTCAATACGACCGGAAGAGTAGGATCGGTTACCCAATCCTCAGCAGGGCTTTCGTGCTCTCCGATTTGTAGAGCACCAATTCTTGACCTGGAATCGGGTTTGATTGTGTTATAACCACTAAATAATGCCATTTTCTTAGTCCTCCCTTGCACTAGCGTTTACAATCATATTAACGGCGTCGTCTGCCGTAATAGGTTTGGGGTTTTTCTTATGCTTGTTAGCATCAAGAATATCCACTCTATCCTGCGGAACTCCTAAAGCGCCTTCTTCTCCAACATTCTCCTGGGTTATTTTAGGTATGGATCTTGTTGTTTTAAAAGCGTTCCTAAGTTCCGACAGCTCATCAGAGAGCGCTGTAGCACTCTTGACTATCAGTTTTTCAAATTCTTCCTGTCTCTGAGATTCTTTCATTTCTCCCAGGACAATCTTAAGATCAATGATTGAATTGGCGTAAGATTGCTTGAGTGATTTTGCTACCGCAACACTTGTCTTAAATGTTTGTTCTGCGCCCTTCTGGATTTCAGCAACCTTATCGTTTGCTTTTTTCAATTCATCTTTTGCAATCTGGAGTTCAGCAGTAATAGATGTTACCTTGTCCTGAGCCTCCTTGAGTTGTGCTTCTGCAGCAGCTTTTGCTTCTTCGGCAGCCTTTAGTCGATCTTTCAAATCCTGAATTTCCCTTTCGTACTGCTCCGCTGTCTTTTCTTCTACAGAAGCATCCTGGCTTTCATTGTCGGATTCTTCATTTTTAGCTTCTTCTTTTGCTTCATCCTTGACTTCATCTTCTGTTTCAGGTTCTTTGTTCTCGGCCTGATCGTTTAAGTCAGCCTGAACTTCCATGTTTTCATTGTCCAGAATGAAATCTGCAGCTTCAACGCCGTCCATAATATCCACCTCAGTATCATCTTTAGGCCATTCAAGTCCTAACTCTCTATAATGTCGTCTTAGGTGTGACATAACCGAAGTTTCTTTTTGCTGTCTTGCTCTTGCAAGAGCTGCCTGAACGCCACGGATATGTACAACCAACTTGTCGCCGGAGATGGCATGGTGAGGATACTTTAAGTGCTGTGACGGCGCATCTTCCCATCCATCTTCCACAAGAGCATAAGCTTCTTTTACAACACTCTTGTAATTAGAAGCCTTAAGGCATTTGTTACGGAATTCGGAAAGTCCGGAACCCCAAGACCCATTTTTAGCTGAACCTTTCGAGTTGTCTATGGTTAAAGCAGGGCCCTTGCCCATTTCCTCTTTCTTGATGTCTTCAACATCGCCTTCAGTATTGTCATTTTCTTCATTTTCGCTTTCTTTTGCATCTTCTTCTTTCGCATTGATTTTGATTACCTGTGCATATTCGTCGGCAGGAACATTCACTACTGAGACTTCTATGTAATCAATTAGGCCTATTTGCCATATACATCTCACCTTCTCCTCTTTTGCGTTCTTGCCTTCACCGTTTTTTACGGTATAAATTCTTCCTTTCCAGTGACCGCACCAATTGTCTGAATTCAAAATGTCGATTCCGCAGATTGAACAGAATACTTCGCTGGCTATGCCGCCAATGGAGTATGTTAGTGCTGCACCGTTAAGGTGATCCTTGATGGTATCAGGATCGGTAATCTCAAGCGTGAGCTTGATAGTGTACGCATCGGGTTTTAACTCGGACTTTTTATACTCGTATGCCTTTACCCTGCCCAATGTCTTCCCTCTGCGGTTATGCTCTCTCAAGACAGGCTTCTCATACGGGCTTGTCCATGATGGAGCACTTTTTTGCATCTTTTCGGGAATGTATTCAGTCCAGTTCTTCGTAATTCCGCTGTGGGTTGCCTCTATTTCAACGATAATTGCTTTCGGGAGTTGTTCGCCATTATTGTCTGCGATCATTTTGGCAATTTCGTTTCTATCGAGAACTTTCCCTGTCGCAGAATCTTTGAAGACGGCCGTTGCAGGATTAACAACAAATGTGTCTTCAATATACCCTATATGATCCCGAATCTCACTTGGCACTGGTTGTTTCCTCCTCTCTAAGATTTTTTACAAGAAGCATAAGCTCCTCGATAAATACATCAAATACGGCAGAGATAGTCTCTATTATTGCATCTTCCGTATTAAACTGTGACATTATATCTACCGTGGTATTATAGATATTTCTAAATACCTGGTTGATACCAGTATTGATTTCATTAAGTTGTTCCTGGCCGTAGAATTCTTCTACCATCCTTGAGACTATGTTCTGCCAGTAAACAACAAGTCTTTGGGTATCCCTGATTGTATTTTGAATATGAGTCGCTCTGTTCGGTACTTCTATATACAGGCATTCTGCATTCTTCATCAGACATTCCCTTAAGTCGTTCATATACTGCATAAGCAACGGCTTAAAGCTGTTTGTTTCCTTCTTCGGTGAAGTCTTCTTACCATGTTGGTTCTCGGGTTGTATTGTGTTGCTTGCCTGGTTCGTCCCGGCAGAGTTACTCTTATATTGATGATACCAGAGGAACGGCCTTTCCTTATCAGATATCGGGTCTCTGCCGAGCATCTGACGCAATTCGTTTTCTGTAATAGCATTGTTCTGATACAGGAATACTGCATGTGCATCCTGTTTAATCTTTGAGTCCGCATCCGGATCAATAAACTTAAATTCAACTCTATCTTCCGGATTATTCATCGGATCAAAGCCGCCTTCTCTTAAAAGCTCGTTAATCATCGTGTTGGTAAGGAAGACGCTTATAATCTTCTGGTATGCTTTCACGCGGTCAATAGCTTCTTCTTTCTGGTTGTCACTTGTACTTCTGTTGGAGCTATCAGACCTACCCATCATCGTCTCGGAAACACCAAGACCAGTGAATACTCTCTTTTCAAAATAAAGCAGATATTTCTCTGCGTCAATAACTTTATTAGAAGAAACTTCCTTGATCTCTACGCGTTCGGTGGTAACAAGCCCGCCTTCAACGCTCATATTCTGGATTTCGTTCTTCGTAGCATCTACTTCATCCTGTGTACCAGGTATTTCTTTTGAACCGATTTTTACATGGAACAGCGGATGAATATTGCGGTAGAGCATATGCAGAGTTCTTTCTTCAACTTCTCTTAATGCTCTTACGTCATCTATTACAGCAAGGATGGACGGATATGCAAACGCCCTGCCTGGCTCCCTCTTGTAATAGATATGTATGATATCTTGTGGTTTAAAGGTTACGGGTTTATCCTGCCATTCCACCTCCTGCCGCCAGCCCTTAACTGTTCCGTTTTTATCACGCTTTACCTTGATTGTGGTTATATTTAATGGGAAGTATCCGGCAATAGGTTTTTGGTCATCAAGTCCGCGAATCTTGTATCCGGGCGGGAATACATTTGGATCATCGGATCTCGCTTTTGCTATTATGACATTATTGAACATAACAAGACCTTGAGCGATTTCCGAAAATAAAACATCTTGTGGAGTCCCGGTTGCCTCTTCCATATATGCGAGTCTTGCCTGTATATATTGTGTTGCCTTTGGGTTCTTACCAGCAATGGTGTATCCAGCTTTAAAAATCAAATCGACATATTTATCTACTGCAGTTCTTATGTATCCATCAGCCTGATAAGCATTCTGTATCTGCTGTAGGTCAAATTCTGGCGCAACAAAGTCGTCGCTACGACTTGACAAACTACCAATGTCAACAGCCAACCCGACCTTCTTCACAAGTCCAATCAATGACTTGCCAGCCTTGGATGCGGCACTTCTTGCAGCGTCGAGGACATTCTTTGGAATATCAAGAAAATATTCCAAAATCCAATTGCGAAGGTTTTCTTTTATTTTATTTCGCTTCGGCGTCGCGGTATTCTGTTGTAAGCTGTATTGCCGTGCCATTTAATAGCCTCCGCTTCTTGTTATTTTTGTTCGACTTTGTTTTTATTTATGTCTTCAACGGCCTTTCTTGCTTCTTCGATATTGTTCTTTACAGCGATTAACAAAGAAATTGTGGCATGGATAACATTACTTCCAAGGGCGGCAATCGATCCGGCAATTAAATATTGGACTAGCCTTGGCTCGTCAACTGCCGGAATATCAACTCCGTAACCAATACTAATACAAGTGAAGATCCCGATAACAAGAGAAATTATTTCTTTCTCTATCTTAGTTATCTCTTCTGTCTTATCTTTCTTTAAAATCCTATTACGGATCTGTTGATAAACTCCTTTTATAATTTCGGATGTTCTTTCAACAGCTATGGATACTCCCAAAAGGGATTCGAAATGTCCCAATACAGGGTCTATAATAGTTGTCTGATTCATTTATTTCGCCTCCTGCCTTGTGGCGCACCATTCTTTGTGGGCATACCACTCTTTAATAATTTCTTTTCTCCACTGAAAAAGCGGTCCAATGGAATCCCATGCCTATTGACTCCAATAATCTCGCCTTTTTTATTGACTCTTTCATAGCTCATTACTTTCTGCCTTTTGTTTGGTGTATGAGTGCATCTGGTTATGATATTCTGTTTTTCATACCATTCCTTTAACGCCCGGCGTTCACAAGCATCTTTTATGTCACAGAACCGGCACATAATCTTAAAAGCGTTCCTATCGAGCCATCTTTTGTATTGTTTCTTTCTTCTGCGAGCTTTCATGTCTTATCCCCCATTGTCTGTTACATCCCTGTAACGGGAGTTGTTAAGTCATGTAGTATATAATTTCAAGGTACATATTGTAGGTCGTATCAAGAAGCTTGTCCTAGTCCTTTGTAAAGTTCTCGTACTTGGTTTTTTATCTTTAAAGAGTTAACGTAGTCGGCTTTATACATTTCATCAGCAATTTGAAATTTATAAAGATCGACTATCGAATTGGTAAGTTTGTCCTCAATCATTTTTACAATATGTATCATGGAGAGAAACTCTCTTTTTTCCGCTTTTCTTAATAGTTCACGATTCTTGAGGACTTTTGGTTTTAACCTTTTAATTTCTTCCAGAATTTCTTCCATAACGCCCGTAGAAGAAAATCCATTCATCTTAAGTTTATCCTGCTCACAGATTTGTTCTATTTCTTCGAAATAATCTTTTATCAGTTCTGGATCATTAGGAAGGGCGGGAACAACATCTGTTACAGGATTGGTTATATCGGCAAATAATTGTTCCAGTAATTCTACTCTGTCCGAAAAGAACTTTGAGAGCTGAGTATCTATTGCTATTTCCTTATAGTTCAGTTCTTTTCCTTCGAGTTCTGCTTTTAATATCAATTGTTTCTTTTGTTTTTCCCTTTGGATAACCCCATCAATATTAAACCAGTCTATCGCATTATCAAAGCAAAGTTCATTGATGAAATTCATCAGCGTTTTTAATTCTTTGTCTATATTATATACAATGGGGTAAATTTCTGCCAAAATATCCCCATCTATATTTTCTGCCATTTGTTGATACATGTCAATCCATGAAATATCATTCTTTCGTATAAACTCTGGATACTGCGCATATTTAGGGTTTTGAGCCAGTTTATCCTCTATTTCATCAAGTTTTTTCGTTATCTTGGTGGATAAGTCGCTTGCCCTTTTTGCCGTTTCTGCTGTATTATATTGTAAATATGCACCAACTGCTTCTGAAGTTTTGCTGTTTCTTTTTATTTTCTTCAGGTCTTCATTAAACCTCGGCAGAGAGTATTCCTGGACAACAACTTCATCTTCCTGTACAGTAGTTTCTTCCACATTAGTCATAACAGACTTCTGAGGTTTAAGATTGGGTCTATATTCAAGTCGTTCTCTTTCTTTTTGTTTCATCAGAAAGTCCTCCTCGATCGGGTGCCGGAATACAAGCTGCGCATCAATGTAGGCTTGTTAACTCCTGTTCCGTCATAACGATATTCATATCTCGTAGGAGCGCCAAGTAGGCTTACCACCCTCGGTTTATCCCTTACTTCCATGCTGTGGAGGGATTCATCATCTATAGGATTATTAAGTCCAAGTATCCTTGTACCGAGGACTATCTTA